CGAGTTAAACAGCGAATCCGCCAATATGTCTTGCATATTGCGCAACGCCTGATCCCACTGGATAGACATTTCGTCGGAAGACTTGGTGGCGGCTTTCGCCGTTTCCGCCAACCCTTCGGACAGGTGCAACATGGCGTCGTCAAATTCGGCGGCAGTAATGGCGCCTTCCGCCAGTAACAGGTTGTAGCGGTCAACCGCCGCGGACGCGACCTCGTAAGGGTCGCGCAACGATTCAACCAGCGACCGGCCCTCCGCCAGCAACGCGTCATGCGCCGCCTGGGCGTCTGCCGCTTTTTTGGTCGCGGCTTCGTTGCGTTCCACTTCGCCCGTTAGCATGACCAACTGCGCTTTGTACTGTTCGGCGTTCGGTCCAGCTTTGGCGAATTCGTCCGCCAGGTCGCCCAACGTGACCCGGTATTGCATTATCGCTTCGTCGGACCAACCCGCGGTAATTGCCTGTTGCTTTAGCGCTTCCACCTGTTTGGAAATTGCTTCGGTGGCACGTTCAATTTCCGCCGCCGCCTTGTCCGCGGCACCCTTGCCGCCGGTGCCGGCGCCCGGCAAGTAACCGGGCGGCGCCGCGCCCGCGGGCGGCGCTGGCGTCCTAGACATTGCCCGCGTGCGCGCCGACGAACCCAACGGCGCCGACGCTTCGCCCGCCGTTGCGACCATGCGGCCCATTTCCTGAATTGCCCCCGCCAACATTGCCGACGGTGACCCCCTCGTCATAACGCGAAGCAATAGAAGCCATGCCTTTTGGAACTTTCCAACGTCGTCCGTGTTGGACGCCAGGCCGGCGGTTACCAGGTTAAAAACACCCGTTAACGCCGGCGCCACGGAAGCGGTTAGGGTGCGGGCGAGTCCGTCCCAGGCTTGCCCCATGCGCTTTATTGCGTCGTCCGCTTCCGCCAACCGCGCCACTTGTTCGGGTGTCATTGACGCCCCAACCCGGTCCGCCTCCTGCATGAACGCACGAATGCCGGCGGCGCCCTGTTCGAACATAGGCAACAGGTCCGCACCGGCCTTTCCAAACAATTCGGTGGCGGCGCGCGCCCGGTCCGCCGGGTCTTTCAATAACGAAATTTGCTGCCCAATCAGCAAAAATTGTTCTTCCGGCGCCAACTCCCGTAACGAACCGAATTCAATCCCCAGGGCGGCGAACGCTTCCAACGGTTGTTTGGCGCCGGTGCCGGCGTTGGAAATGGCAACTTGAAGCTTTTTAAAAGCGTTTCCCAACGACACCATGTCAATGTCGGATTGTTTGGCGGCATAGGCCAATTGTGAAAACGCTTGCACGCCAACGCCGGTTTTGGCGGACGCCTTCGCTATGTCGTCGCCGTAGGAAATCGCCGCTTTGGCCGCGCCCGTCAACGTGGAAACGACGGCGCCCAGGGACAAGCCAACGCCCAACATTCCCAAACCCTTGGAAAATGTGGCGAAGGATTTTTGCAGCCCGCCCAGGGAACCACTGGTGGTTTTCAGGCTTTTGGTGGCGCGCTTTTCAAAGCGTTCGATTCGCCGCGCCGTAGAGTCCAGCGCTTTGTTGAATTCGGCGGTTTGCGCTTCCAGGGCAACGCGCAGACTTGCGATTTCGTCAGCCATTAGGTGCCCACCTTTTTAGGCTTCGCCAGGGCGCGCAAACGGGCAACGGACTTTGCCAATTCGCGCCGGCGCGACTGTTCCCGCGACACTAGCAGGAAATCGGACGGGGACACTACCGGAGAATTGCGCTGCCGGTTACTGTTGAGAATCGCCGCCGCAACAATGCCGGCGTGCAGATTGTCGCGGAACTGCCCGAACGGTTCGGCGGCGTAGTAGCGGCCCCATTCGGTCAATTCGCGTGCGGGCATGGTGGTTTCAATCTCCGCAACCGTCTTGCCCAACGCCAGCGCCAGGCGGAACAAAAAAACCCGTTCCGGTGCTAGCTTTTTTTTTCGGCGTCACCGCCGTCCTGTTCAATCATGCCGGACAGTTCCATAACGTGCCGCGCCACGCCGTCCGTGAATTCCGGGCGCATTGCCGCAATGGCGGGTTCATCCGCCAGCCCGAACAACGGCACGCCGGCTTCGTCGGTCACGCACAACCGCACCAGGTGCACCGGCATCATGGGCGGATTGTCCCGCGCCAGCGTCAGGAATTGCCCGCGTTCCAGCACGGACATTTCCCGCACGTGGACCAGATGCCCGCAAACCGTCACGCTGGCACGCCGAAGCGCGCCCGCCGCCAGAAACGCCGCCGCGGTGCTGGTCATGCCGTCACGAAAGCGTAATGGCGCCGGACACCTTCAAACCAAACGAAATGGTGTTGCGGTCATCCACGGCGGGGTTCAACGTCCAGGACAGGCAAATTGCCGTGAACGAAAAACGTTGCGACGGCGAACCGTCGTCCACGGACACAATAAATTTGCGTTGATTCTTCGCCTGTACGTCGGCGATCATGATTCCCAGAATCGCGCCGGTGTTGCCGGTTTCGTAATTGCATTCCAGCGTGATTTCCGACCCGTCCGCAAGTCCGTTGATCCACTCACGGTTGCCGCCGGAACAAAACGTGGTCGCTTCAATTAGGTCATTGGTTTGACCCAACCCGGAAATGCCGAACACCTGGCAAACCCGTTCGTATTCGCCCGGTGATCCGCCTTTTTCGCGGTGCAGAAAAACGTTGCCCACAAATGCTTTAGTGGTCATTGGTTCGCCCCTGTTACGGTTCGTCGTGCCATAAGATAAAACGCTGCATGACCCTATACAACCCTGGGTCCGGTTCCGTCAATTCGTCCTGGTAGTCCAGGAAGACTTTCTGCACGGGCACGGTGCCCATGGTGCCGGCGTAGTCTACCAACGCGGCGCGCACCGCGGCGGCCAGGGTTATGGACTCATGGTAGGTGGTGGCGTAACTGTCCAACTGGAAGACGGACCGCACCAACCCGTCCGTGCCGCAAAACTTTTGCTGCCGCCGCACGTCCACCCGCGCGTAAACCACGCACGGCATTTTGGCGACTTCGCCGGCGACGTGCTGCGGAACCACCAGCGGATAAATTCGCTTGCCCACCAGGTTGGTGACGCCACCGGCGGCGGATAGGTGCGAAAACAAGCCTTCGGAAATCATTTCAGCTTTTGCCCCGCGTGTTTCCTCGCAATCGCCCGAATGCGCTTGCCAATGGTTTTGCCCACCTGGTCAATCGCGGCCTGTTGGTTGGCTTCGAACGCCGGCACCAGCCACGGTTGCGCGGAATACTGGCGCGACGGGATACCGAATTCCACGAACTTTGAAGCGTACCAGGCGTATTTGTGCGGCCCCACAATCGTGGTAGCGCTTTGCTTATCCCGGGAAAGGAAGGTCGCGCGCAGAATGTGCGCTTTGGCATAGCCCGGCGGAAGGTACTGCACGGCAATGCCCTTGCTTGTGTACCAATGCCCCTTTGTTCCACGTGGAACGCGCCGGGCGGCGGATTCCTGCACCGGTTTCATGCCGTCGCGCGTCGCGGACCGCAGCACGGACCCGGTTTTGTCCGGGTATTCCCGCAGTTTGCGGATTAGCTCCCGGGTGCCTTCAATGCGGATTGCGTCAGTCACTTAGGAACCCGTCCGCGTCCGCCTGGCGCACCATCAACACCAGTTCGCCGCCCCTTTCTTCCGGGTCAATGACCGTTTCCACGGCGTAGTAAGTCACCAGCGACGGCGAACCGCGTTCCGCCACGTGCAGCACGCGCATTTTGGCCGTCACGTTCGCCAGGTAGCGAATGCGAATCCTAGCGTCAATCGCGCTTTGCACCTGGGCGGCGGCGAAATACTCACGTCCGGTCAACGGTTCAATGGACGCCCAAACGGTTGCAAAGCTTGTCCAGGTCCAAACCACGGCGCCGGTGGCATCCTGCGATTCCACCCGCCGTTGCAACGTGACCCGGTGCCTTAGCTTTCCCGCTTGCATCGTTTCACCTGTAGGCAACGCAATAACGGCCATGGTTGTACTGAGGTAACCGCGCCCCCGTTGCCACGCGGCCTTTGGCTTTTGCGTCCCCGATATTTTGCAATTGGGTTCCTGCCCATAGGTGCGACGGGCGAACGCATGACGGCGTGTCGCAATAATGCAGAATATTCAACCCGTCCGGGATTGGACCATTGTGCATTTCGTAAGATTTCCGGTGTGCATACCCGCCATTAAGCGTGCCGTATCCCTTGTTATTTAGAGAGCCGGTCCACAACCAGCAACCGCTTTCCGTGATCCGTTCCACTTTTTCTTCAAACCTTTCGAATTCGGTTTTTTCAAAGCGGCTTTTCGCGTGCGGGTCACAGCCACGCATGAGGCGCGTGTAGTGTTTACGGCAAAACCCTTTGCCGTAGAACTTTCCGGCGCAGTCCTTAACAGTGCATCCAGAGTCATTGTGCGGACGCGGCACGGGTCACCTATATGCTAGACAATCGGAACAAATGGTGCCGGTCACGTCGCGCGCCAGGTGCGCGGCCCGCAACGCCTGGAATTTGTCGGAATTCCAACCGTCCATGAACGGCACGTGGTTTAGGTCCGCCATGGCAAACCGCCCGTCGGCGTCAAAGCAACACGCCGTCAGGATGCCGTCCGCCGTCACGTGCCCTTCCGTGAATGCGGACCAGCACGGCAACGGTTCCCGCAACGCCCCGACGCGCCCCTGGTTGCCCGCCGTCGGCGTGTACCCCAATTCCGCTTCCCGCTGGTTCGCTTGCGCGCCCATGCTGTAAAGCGGCAACCAATAGGTTTGGTCGCAGAATGGGCGCACCCGCGTGTCCAGCAATTGTTCCATGCGTTTCAGTTGGGCGCCGTCATAACGGATTGAAGACGCATACAGGCGCGTTTTGAATCCGTGTTTTTCCCGCACGCGCCACGTGGTTTCTATGTTGTCCAGCGCACGGAAAAAATACTTTGGCGCCACGCCCATAATTTCGGAAAACTGTTCGGCGTCCGCGGCATTAACCGAATATTTCAGGGAATCCAGGCCCGCGGCCATGATTCTTTCCGCCGTCGCTTCGTCCAGCAATGAAGCGTTGGTGGTCAAAAACACGTATTCGAATTCCAGCGCGTGTTTAAGGAATTCGATTGCCGCTACGGTCAAGTCTTTCGCCATGAGGCTTTCGCCCAGGTAAAAGCACCCGATTTCGCGGACGCCCGCGGACTTCATGTCGCGCGCCAGGCGCGTAAACAGTGACCAGTCCATGTCCCCGTGCGGTTGCGATTCGCGGTTACGCAACGCACAGAACCCGCACCGGTAGTTGCAACGTCCGGTCAATTCAATTTTGACCGACTTCGGCGCCGGCAGAAACGCCGCCCGGTGCGTTTCGGGTATCAGCGTTACCGCATCAATGCGCGAAAGAATGCTGTCCGTTGTCATTTCAAACCCCAATTTGCAGTCGGTAGGGATACAGCAAACGTTCCGTGGTCGGGTTCACGCTTATGGTGGCGCCGGTGGTGGCGGACTCGCGGTTTTCGTACAGGTCGCCCACGAT